AGTCCAACCATCGGTCACAATGGTATTTCCTTCAACCAAAACACCGTTGGTCAATGGCGTTCCACCATAAGTACCAGCAGTAAACGTGCCAGCTACAGGTTCGTCATAAAGGTCAAAACCATAACCATTACCCAACATGCCTTTAGCGTAAGCGTCACTAACCGTATTTACAGGGTTAAAGTAGTTCTTAACACCACTGGCAAAGCTTGCATTTTGGAAGCTGTTTAACAAACCAATTCGGTTGCCAATATCACCGCCGTTGGAAGTAATCAAAGCACCAGCCGTCGAAAGGATACTAGGGTCGGTAATGGCAGTTCCAGGAGTTCCAACTGTGTTGGCAACTTTTAGTGCAAGGGCAAAGCCGTCTGCCTCAATTTTAGCTGCCAAAGCAGATGCCGCCCCATCAAGAACACCATCGTACATACCATTTTGCACCGCATCGTAAGATACTTGCAGGTCAAGCTGGCTGGCCGACACGTCAACCCCATACATACTTAGGGTAGTGCTGATTACTGGAACAAACAGTGATTGCACTTCCGCAATCTCACCAGAGCGCACGTTGAACACAGGTGGTTTTTCGATGTTGACAGTGCCACCATGACGCTTTTGTGAATCAGCAACTTCCGCTTGAAAGTCTTTGTTCACAGTTGTGGTCATGGGTAGTTTATTCTGCAAACGCGCTAACGCCTTTTTGCAAAGAATAGTTTGAATGGGAGCTTGGTTGGCCAAAGCGTCTCTCCTTAAAATTTGTTAAATTGACTTAAAGGCATATTCTCTATTTCTTCTTGAGTGTATGAACTTAATGGCCTATCGGCATTAACTGTTACACCTGGGGGAGCAATAGGGGGTTCCGCCTTTGTGATTTTTGGTTTTTCCTGTTGATTGCCGCCTTTTTTAATAAAATCCTCAATGGCCTTTATCGCTTTAGGCAATGCCTCGGCAGGAAGCCCTCGCAGGGTCATCAAGTCGGCGCCGTACTCTGCTAGGTGATAGGCAACATCTGCGCCGATAGGAGAAGATAAAATTTCCCTCTCAATATCTGGCGTAATCAACCTGCTTTCTATCAATCCAACAACTTTTTCATCATAATCAGGCTTTTCTGCTCTTACAATTTCAGCCCTTTGAGCAAGGGCTTCAGTTTGTTTTTGCAGATTAAGCTGTGTCGTCTTACTCTCGAATATCTCGCCAGCTTTCCAGGTGGCCAAATCTTCTGTGTATTCCAACACATCGTCATAATCTTGAATGTCGGGCTTTTTTGATAAATCCCTAGCCTTTGGCGCATCTGAAGCAAACGCTTTTTCCTGCTCATATTGCCTTAGCTTTTCAGCTAGAACAGCATTTTCACGAATAAGACGTTCTTTTTCAGCCTTGCGTTGGGCTGTACGGGGGTTAATCGTTTTCTGCTCAGTCGGTTCCTCATCGGGTTCCGAGTCTGGTGTTTCCACCTCAATAGTTTTTTCCGTAGAAGGCTCAACCTTTTCAGGCTCAACATTTTCTGGAACTACATTGGTTTCAACAATGAATCGATTGTCAACAGGTGAATCCGTTTGTACGGTAACATCCGTGTTATTTTGCATAGTACATTCCTTTTGGGCTAATTGCAAGGGATTAGTTTAAATACATTAAAAGTGTCAAAAACTCCTCATCATCTCTTAACACTCTTAATTTCTGTTGACGCAAAGTCTCAATGAGCTGCATCAATCTATTCTGTTCTGCAAGCAGCATTAAAAGCTCTGCCTGCATTGCCTCGTCGGCCAAATCGCTCGTGCGTTTAAGTTCAAGAGCCTCAATTTTTATTGTGGTTGCTCTTAAATCTAATTCAGCCTCTTTAAACTTCTTTTCAATCTCTCGACGATTTTGCAATTCGTAAGAATATGGCTGGTATTCTCTGCGCGCACCGCCATTAGGCGTCAAAACATTTACAGGTGGTGGTACTGGCTTAGAAGGCCATTCTGTTCCGTAAGCAAACCACAGTGATAGAAGCATTACGCCCTCCTAAATCGACATATGATTTTTTTGCAAAAAAATTATGTATATGATGTTGCTACCTTAATTTCGTTTGCCGCCACTGCTGTTGTGTCCGAGTCAGCAGGGTTAGCAGTAATTGCCAAGCAAATTCCAGTTGCAAATCTTATACCATTAGAACCAAAACTTAATCTAGCAACATCCGCGCTTGGAACTGCAACAGTTAAAACTGGAGTTGTGGTTCCTACTGTTACAGTAGCACTATTATATAGTTTTACATATATTTTTGCCGCACCAATGTTTGAAACCATTATGCTCCATAATGTACCTGCTGTCGATTTAATTACAGTTCCGTTTGTCGTTGCCGCTGAATTAAGAAAATTTGTTGTTGGTGTAACGGGAGTTACTGTCGCAGCTAAGTTGGCAGCTGTTGGGTTTGATACTGTATAAGCAGAAGGCGTCCATGTTACATTTGAAAAACGTGAAAACGCTTGAATGGAGCCTCCAGTTATAGTGGTTACAATACGCAAACGAACAAATCGACACCGAACAGGAAATGTATAAACAATTGAGGATGATGTGGCAGTAATTGCAGCAACAATAGAAACACCAGTGGTTAGCAAAGAGTTAAATACTGGTAAAGCTATAAAGTTTACACCATCATTTGATTGTTCAAATATAAACGTTCCAGCCGTACCCGTTGATACAACCTGAACAGATGCTGAGCGGAAATTATCACTTGCCGTAGCTGCTGTGCCAGCTGTAGGAGTTAAAATATTGTTTACAATTGCCGTTTGTGCTGCCTGCCCTGTAACAAATGTAGCTGTTTCTGCCGTTGAAATAGTAGATTGGTCAGAAGCAACAACAACAGGTTGTGAACTTGTCATTGATGCCTGTCCAAGCGCTGGTATGCGGCTATTAAAATCTGTTGTTTTTAATACATTAGCTAATGTTGTTTCACTGGCCAACGTAGGACTATCTACAGTAATAGAACCACCACCATCGCTTATGTTTAAATGTCCGCTTGCATTAACCTCTAGTACTTTAAATGTACCGCCAGCTGTTTCACCTCCAATTGCAAGGCCAGTATTTAACCCTGTTGCCCCGTCTGCTTGAATTAAGCTATTCCCAGCGTCGTCAGCTAAATTTATAGCTTGGAATTCTTTGCCACCAACAACATTAGTTGCAATCTGCTTGCCAGTTGAATCTGGTGGAACTTGCACAAAGGAATTAACAGTCATCTATTGCACTTTCGCTATGGCTTGTTCAATAAGCCCTGTTTGAGGATTCCTTTTGACGTCAATCACTTTTGGCGCACGAATATCCGCTGATAATTGTTCAAAATTGCTACGCATTTGTAAAAGCATCTCAATCATTGCATTCATGTTTTGCTTTTGCATTTCGGCGTTTTGTTTTTCTTCAAACTCTTTTTCGGCTTCCATCTCCGCTTCCATGCGCTCTCGCTCCATTTTGGCCTGTTTATCCATCTCGTAACCTCGCAAGGCGTTTTCACCCAATCCAGCCATAAGCGCATCCTCGTCCATGCCAGCCATTTGTTTTGCCTCTGGTTGGCGTTGCTGCTCGGTAAGTAGCTTAATCTTATCCAGCTCAAGGCGTTGCGCCTCAAGGGCAGAACTAACTGTGAACTTCTCCCGCTCTAACTGCAATTCAGCTGCTTTAAGCTCCATATCGGCCTGGTTCTTTTCTGCCTGTGTTTGAGCGGATTGAGCTTTGATTTGTAACTCACCAATTTTCACTTGCGCCTCAGCCTGCTTGTCGCTGGCAGCTTGTTCAGCTTCCTGCAAAGCCTGACCTAATTGCTGGATAATCTGTTGAGCCTGTTGCAACTGTGCCTGCACAGCTGGTGGTACACCCTGCATTTGTTCGGCTTGACGTTCGGGGTCGCGCAATTCGGGCGGCAAGCCTCTCTCAATCGCATCAGCAGTCTTGTCGGCATTTGGCCAATCCATACTGCGTACAATCATTGGCAAGGCTGGCAGCATCGCCTGTGGTGCAGCTTGGAACAACTGAATCTGTGATTCCCGCGATTCCTCACGCTTGGTTGTGTAGCTTGCGCCAGTTGTAATTGAAACGCCCATGTCCCCCTTAGTCATGTCATACTCAACAGTTTTGCCAGTTTTTGGGTCTTGGTACCGTTGATTGATTTTTACTACCCGCGTTTTATTGTCTTCACTCCGCGCCTTAACTTCACGGCTACCATCCAAAATATATTTTCTTAAGTCCTCATAAATGGTTCCACCATAAATTAGCGCTCGGCGAAACATATCGGAGTAATTCGATGTAGAAACGTCTCCCTCACGCTGGCGCGCCATAATGGCCTTGCCCGACTTTTCGTTGCTTTGCTGACCAAGTGAGGCGGGATAAATGCCGCTAGTACCATAAAAATTCTGCTCGGCCATCTGAATCAAAGCCACAGCAGACGACAAATCCGCACTATTTTGCGCTCGTTTAGGCTCGTTAATCGGGTTGCCACTTTCGTCAATAGCGTTGTGCGGCAAATATGAGTGGTTCTTTTGGTTTACCGTGTCATAGTACTGTTCAAGCCCCTTAAAGGCGCGGATATCGCCAGTAAACGGGGCAATCGGGGCGGATTCAGCAAGCTCAATAGCAGTATTGGTGGCGTAATTATAAAGGATTTGCGTCGAAATCATGTCCTCATAAAGGCCAGTGTAGTATGTCTTGCCGTTTACAATAGTCTTGTTGCCTTCAACAAAACAAAACGGAATGTGTTTACCATACCATTTGCGTTCTTCTATTTTTTCTCTTGCAGTGCATTTGTAGTACATCACGCGGGGTTTTTTGATTACCCTCTCGTTGTAGTTTTTAATGTCTTTTGGCTTTTCTGTTGCTTTTTTGCCAGTTTCTTTATTAAACCACACTGTTTGCTTGTCGTATTCTTTGCGCCAATAATGCCCAACCCGCACAAGGTCTTTGCCCATTTCAGCCCAAGCTGGATAATCATCGCCGATAGACTTCAATTCGCTTTCAGTGTAGCTGCGTTCGTATCTTTCGTTAAACTCTGAACGGGGAATGTCCTCAATCTCAATCAAGAAACGCCTGTCGCTGCGGTCTTGCTCACGACACGCGGGATCATCATAAACCTGAAACGTGTTGGGTATCTGGCGGATGTAGATATTCTGGTCGTTGCTTTCGTCGCTATCATAATCGGTGCAAAACGCAAAGTAAGCCCATCCAATGTTCACCTGGCTGGCAATGGCGAGCTTGTATGCAGTTTGAGCGCAACCCTGTGACTGCACCTCACGAACCATATCCTCCAACAGTTCGGCCTTCTCAACATCGTCATCGGTCGTCGGAATGTACTTTATCTGTGGCAAATTCTGCCATTGGTCGTTAATGACCTGTCGCCCAAACTTAGGAAGCTGGTTAAAGCTGTACGACGGGCGATTCCCCCTCGCCTTTACTTGGTCAGAGCTAAATTGGTCTGCACCAGGTCTAATAAAGTCTAAAACAAATAGGGCGCGGGTTCTATTGTCGGATTCAGCATCGGATGACATCTTAAAGTCATCAAGCATAGACTTAACAATTTTATCTAACGCCACCCTTAAAACCTTCTATGTAAATTGGTTGAATAATGGCCAGGCGGAACAAATTCTACATTTGCTTGCTTTGCTATCCGCCTTGTAGCTTCGCACGCATATCGAATAGCGTCAATAACGTGGTTATGTTCGTCTTCTAGTACTGGCAATACAATCCCCGTCAATGGGTCTGTCTTATAGCAATACATGTTCAATTCGTCAATAGTGTGCGTGCATCGTGGGTGGACAACAATATCGTAAGTCTTTAAGAACTCTATCCCTTCCTTCAGCGAGTCCTTACCTTTGACTGCTGGCATGATTTTCGGGAATCCATTCTTGCGCATATGGCTAATTGTTTCTGGCCTAGCGCTATCAGCGATAATCGGCCATTTTTCAGACTCTGGTACAGACAAAAACAGACTAGGCGTATCCATGATTTCGCAGCCAACCTGATAGGCCTCATAGTCGATGTACAGCTTGCGGCCAACGATGTGACAACGTATCAGCACTGTTGGGTCTATTGCAAAGCCCCAGTCCGCCCCGAATCTATGCACGGCATCGGCGGGCGTCTCAAACTCTTCTATAGTCCAATTCTTAAACACGCGCGCCTCTGAATTTTGGCTATATCCACCAAGCCACACGTGATTGTATTTATCAGCATCGCGCCCCCTGTCATATTCCATCTCGGCCTTTAGCACGGCGGGGAACCACGGGTTATCCTTATAGTTGACTTCAACAACAGCAGCGTTGGGCGGCGCTTTTTCCCCACGCAACAACGCATCGACGGGATCGTCGCGGTGGTTTGGGTTCCATGTAAACCATAACTCGCTACCAGGCTTACGGATTGTTGGCCTCAGCAGGTCAAGGCTACGCTGGCTTAACGATTGCGCCTCTTCCACCCACGCCAAATCATAGCCCTCTAGAGACTTGATGGAGTCCGCGGTGTGATTCTGCATCCCTTGGAAGATTATTAGTCCATCGCCCTTCCTGGACTTGATGACGGCCTCTTGCACCTCAAAGTAAGACGCAACGCCAAGCTGCTCTATCTTTATCTCAAGCAAACGCTTAACAGATTGTGACAATGACTTTTGCACTTCCCTAACGCAAACACTACGATGGGATGGATTCATGATGTGCTTCTCTATCAACATTTCGGCGAATAGATGCGATTTTCCAGAGTTATGGTTAACAATCCCGTTTGATAGATAGTTGTTTGTGCCGAAAACGTGCAAGTCCCAATAATGTTGGCGGCTGTGCTTGCGGACGTAAGCAATGCTTGTTAAAGTGAAGCATCCAACAGAAGGAGAATCCAATGGAATATCGCCAACGCTATCGCCTTGCTTGCCAAAAAGCGTTTGAAGGCTTTTCGCCAAACTTAACTGGTTGTCGCAACCCAAGCGAGGTCTTACTTGTTGCTGCTCTTGCAGCGGATGGTTATTTTTCTGGTGAAATTGCCGATAAGATTGGTAAGACACCGAAGGCCGTGCAGAAGATATTTCGCCGCTATAACTTCCCCCGCCTGCATAACATAGAACCCCCACGCCGTGAGGAGCGGACGGGCTGGAAGGGCGGCTTAAAGCTTGCAAAGGGCTATCAATACTTGCGCTGCCCCCAACATCCGCATGGCACAAAACACGGGAGTTATGTTGCTGTGCATCGTCTTGTGATGGAACAAACGCTAGGCCGATACTTGCTGCCGACTGAAGTGGTTGATCATATTGACCGTAATATCCAAAACAATCATCCAAACAACTTGCGGGTGTTTGCGTCGAATGCAGAACACTTGCGGGTGACTCTTGCTGGCCGTTGCCCGAAGTGGTCAGAGGACGGCAAGCGGA